GCATTGTCAATCAGAAATGAGAGACAGAGAGACACTCTTAAAACTGCTTTGAAATGTTGGTGACAGAGGGCGTAGGTGAGACACACCTTAAATACTGTAAGCGAGAGGCACTCGTCAGAAAACTGCCAAATCGCCCTCGAAAGTCACTTTTCGAGAGAGTTCACAAACAAGTCTAACCCCAACGTGCAGCGCGAGCACTCTAAAAACTAGCACAGCGATTATGATGAACAATGGTTTCAACAACAGCAAGTCACTCAGTGAGCAGATTAACGAGGTAGTTAACTCAAAGGCTAGCCACAGAGAGAAGGTAGATATGCTTATCAAGCTTGGTATCCGTGAGAATGAGATAGCTTTCGTGCTGCCAGTAGTACACAGAGTATCTAACCCTCGTTTTGTATATACCTTTGGTGTTGAGATTGAGACTTACGGCTCTAATGTAGCCTATTTCAAGACCCTCGCCAATGACAGAGGTCTTGAGGTTTACGACCACCTTTCAATCTATAGTGGTTGCCATAACGATATTCAGATGTACAAGCTTGTGCCCGATGGTTCTATCAGCGGTGATAATGCTGCCGAGTGTGTAACACCCGCTCTCAAGGGTAACGCCACGGGCTTTGACAGCCTAAAGGACTGCTGCACAAGTCTTGTAGAGGCTGGTGCTAAGGTAAACAGCTCTTGCGGCTTGCACGTACATATCGGTGTTGAGAACCTTACTCAGACTCAGTACGTGAACACTTTCAAGAACTATCAGAAACTCGAGCGTGTTATTGACAGCTTTATGGCTCGTTCACGCCGCGCTAGCAATAATGGCTACTGCCGTACTCTTCTTGACCATAACTTCAGCGGTTGCAATACTATTGCTGACGTAATCAGCGAACTTGATTCAGACCGCTATCACAAGGTAAATCCAATGGCTTGGGGTCGCCATCACACTATCGAGTTCAGACAGCACCAAGGTTCGGTAAACTTCTCTAAGATTAAGAACTGGGTTTCTTTCTGCGCAAAGCTCGTTGCTTGGTCGGCAAACAATGTACTTGACCACGAGATTACCTCTATCGCTGAGATACCTTTCTTGACAGCTACTGAGAAGCGTTTCTTCGAGAGCCGCAAGGCAGAGTTTGAGAGAGCCGCTGTAGCCGCCTAGACAGATACGGGGTGAGTAGCAGACCGCATGGCAAGCGAAAGCCCCTTACAGACAAAATAAACGATATACAGAACGATTAAAACAGATAATATGAATTGGGTATTTTTTTTGATTATAAATGTGATTTGGGCGTGCTTTGCCATATATCAGATGATAAAAGCTAATAAAGAAAACGGTTTGTTTGATTACACTGTTTTTCAGATGTACCTCAAAGAGAAAGGTTTGTCAGACGAAGAAATAGAGGTAGAGCTTGATAAGAGGGCAAGGCTGCACAATGAGTTGTTTGACGCAATCGGCTTTGAAGCTATAACAGAAAATAAGTATAGGGCAAAAATTGCTGAATACAGAAAGAAACATAATTTAAAGTAACAATTTAAAACAGATAATGATATGTGTATTCTATTAGTTGTACCCGCACACGCTAAGCTGCCCTCAAAGAGCGAGCTTATGGCAATGCACAGAACAAATCCCCACGGCATGGGTTTCGCTTGTAAGTCAATGCACTATAAGGGTATGAACTTCGAGCGTTTCTATAACAGACTGCAGTTTGTCCCCGAAGACGAAGACGTGATTATTCACTTTCGTTTTGCTACCCACGGCTCGGTAGGTGTTAAGAACTGCCATCCGTTTTATAAGGGCGGCATATGGTTCGCACATAACGGCATTCTAGATATTGAACCCGAGGGTGATATGACAGACTCAGAGACAGCTTTCAGAAACTATATCTATCCAGCTATCAAAGAGTATGGTATAGACTCAGAAGAGGTTGGCTGGGTGATAGACGAGATAATCGACTATTCTAAGTTCGCTCTGTTAGGCAGAGATGGTAAGGTACGCCGTTATGGTAACTTCACAGAGTTCAACGGGCGTTACTATTCTAATATGCGACATTTGGATTATCTTTCGAGGCATTATAGATGTGCTATATAAGGTTATTCAGTCCGCAAGCGAGCGGACGTAGGGTTAGACATAATATTTATATTTAAAGAGTTTTCGGTGGCCGTCTGCGTTGTGAAACGTGGGCGGCTTTATCGTATACCACAGACAATGAAAAACACGCTCTACGGGCTTAAAAAGCGGCTAAAAACGCACACTTTTGAAAGTGTATCACGGCAAAGTAAACAAACTGCCTTTACACCTTATTAAATAAGTAAATTTGCACAAAGAATTTAAGAGTGAAAGGAATAATTGTCAGACGGACACACGGGGCGGGTAACGCGCCCGCCCGTTCTTTGAAAGATTTACTTTAATCAAATAATTAAGAAATGAAAGAAAAAATTTTCCTGAAACTAAAAACAAAGTACGCATCTTTGGGTTTAGGTGACGAGATTCTTCAGGCACACGCCGAGTCGCTTGCTGCGATGGGGTTTGTTACTGATGACAACGTGGATTCAATTGTAGAGGGTCAGAAAGGATTCCTTGAGAACCTTCAGAAGCTCAATGACAAGCGGGCTACCGAGGCTGCTAAGACAGCAAAGGAGAACGCAAAGAAAGAGTTCGAGGAGGAGGCTAAGAAAAAGGCCGAGGAAGCTAAAGCTGCTGAGGAAGAAGCTAAGCGTAAAGCTGCTGAAGAGGAGGCTGCTAAGAAAGCCGCTGAGGAGGCTAAGAAGAAGGCCGATGAAGAGGCTGCTGCCAAGGCTGCTAAGGAAGAGGAAGAGCGTAAGAAGCTCGAAGCGATGAAGCAGAACAAGGAAATTCCCGACTATGTGAAAACAATGCAGGAAGAGTACTTGAAGAAACTGCAAGAGGAACGCGCCAAGGCTGACGAAGACCGCGCTCAGTTCAAGCAACTGCTTGAATCAGTGCAGAACGCCAACAAGGAGCAGACCGCTAAGCTCACTGAGCAACTGACAGCCCTTACCGACCAGAACAAGAAACAGCTTGAGACTATCACCACTATGAAGGAGGAAAGCGACAAGCTGAAAGCCGAATCTGCAAAGAAAGCCCGTCAAGACGGAATAATATCTAAGGCAAAGGAATTGGGTATTCCTCAGTCTCGCATAGACGAGGGCTTTGTTATCACAGACGATATGGATGAAGACGCAATCCTCAACCATCTCAACGTGGTTGCAACGAACATTAAGGCTATGGGACTGCCAAAGAACACACCTTTCTCTCGCGCTGGCGAATCGAAGGAAGTGTCAAAGGAGGAGGCTAAGGCCGTTGCTGCTTTAATGGTTCACTAATTTAAAAACAAAAGAATGAAACAAGACATTTCACAGGAAAGAAAAGGTGTTGATTTCGGTTCTTATGACTCTATCGTCATCAAGAAGCACATCACCGACATTGAGGGTGGCCGTACTCTCGATATGACTGGCTATCCTCTCGAGTCGCTGCTTGCAGCTCATGTTATCATTTCTCAGACCGTCAACAGCGAGAAGGTGTACAAGCCACTGCCTATCGTTCCCGTTATGGAGGATGTGTACACAGCCGTTGCTAACCCAACTGGCAACCCCTCGACAAGCGGTTACTACGAGAAGAGTGGTGAGACTTATACTCTCTCTGAGGACACTGAGGTAGACGGAACAAAGACCTACTACACCAAGAGTGAGGTAGAGTCTAAGGACGCTGATGGTAACACCATCTATCAGTACGGCTCACTGCCCGCTGGTGCTGTCTACGAGGGTCTGTTGTATCGTTCAATCCTTGCAAAGAAGCCCGCTGCTTCTATTCTGATTGACGGAGTTGTTAACGATGTGGTGATGAAGTACCAACTTGGTGCTCACGCTAGCGGTTTCAAGGCTGCTTGCCCACACATCATTTTTAACCACGATGAGGAGGCGTAAGTAAATTATGGAAAAATCACTTTATTTCGAGTACACCGAGCAGTGGTTTCCTACTCTCGTCCGCGAGATTGTAGAGAAGCTGAATGAGAAGCGTATGGGTGCTAATGCCCTTACCTATCTGTATCGTAACCATCTGACACCCGTTTATTCGGCTGACGGTCGTTGGAGTTCAGTAACAGCCGAGTACACCCGTGTTGCTGCTGACGTAGTATCACTCGACTCGGAGCTGCCACTGAAGAGCCGTGATGCTATCACAACCGCTACGGGTTCTATCCCCAAGCTGGGCTTGAAGCTGTATCTGACTGAGAAGCAGATGAAGGACTTGGACGCAATGATTGCGACCAACACACCTCCTGCTCAGGTCATTCAGAATATGTTTGCCGATGTTCCTCGTGTTATCGAGGCCATCTACGAGCGTATCGAGGATATGTTCCTCAGCGAGCTGTCTAGCGGTGTCGGCGTTTCTACCCGTTCGGGTGGTACTGGCGTCCGTATTGACGTTGGCTTCCTCGAGGAGAACAAGTTCAAGGCTTCGACCATTTGGACTAACGTTGAGAACTCTACTCCACTTGACGATATTCAGAAGATATTTGACAAGGCTCTCGCCGACCAGAACAACATCACTGATGTGTTCGCTGACGATACCGCGTTGAATGCTCTGTATCGCTCTAAGCAGGTTCGTGGTCAGTATGCCTTTAACCAAGGTATCGCCACACAGACAGGTTCAAATGTTCCTGTGCTCGACTTCGAGAAGGCTGCATCGGTACTCGCTACCAAGTGGGGTGTCACTCTCCATCGCGTTGCCCGTAAGATTAAGACCGAGTTGAACGGTCAGAAGCAGAATCACACTCCTTGGCAGAACGGAGTGATGACCTTCACTTGCTCTGATATGCTCGGCGACCTCGTATGGACTAACTGCGCTGAGGCTACCCGCCCCGTAGCTGGTGTTATCTACGAGACAGTGGATGATTTCATCCTTACCTCTCGCTACTCACAGAACGACCCACTGCGTGAGTTCACCGCATCTCAGGCTATGGTTGTTCCTATTCTGAGCAATGTTGACCAGATTTACACTATCGACTCAACAGCCGTTGCAGGATAAAAACTGAAAAGGTATGAAGATTCAAGTAGTAAATGAGTTTTACGATAAGTTCCACACCAATACTCTCTACAAAGAGGGTATGGTGTTGGACTTTGACGAGAAGCGTGCACAAGACATTATCGCACGCGGACTTGGTAAGGCTTATGTAGAGCCTACTCCCGAGCCAAAGGATGAAGCACCCGCTCCCGAACCCGAGCCAAAGGTTGAAGAGCCAAAGGTTGAGGAAGCTCCCGTTGTAGAGGAAAAGGCTGAGGAAGCCCCCGAGGACAACGAGAACAAGCCCGCTGAGGAAGCACCTGCAGCTGAGGCCGAGGTAGAGACTGAGACCGCTGAGGTTGAAGATACCAAGGAAGAGGAGGCTGCACCCGCTGAGGAGGCTCCCGCCGCAGCACCCGCTGAGGATGAGGAGGTAAAGCCAAAGACGCGTGGTAATAGAAATCTGAGAAAGTAAGATGACAAACAGAGAGTTCATAAGCCAGCAGATGAGAGCTTTCGGTGTTACCGAGAGCGACTTGATGTTTGTTGACTTGAACCCCGATGATGAGGCAACGGACGTGTCCGTGACGGAAAAGGCAATGATTCCGCTTATAGCGAAACTTGCCCTTTCTCCTTATCAGAAGAGTATCAATGAAAATGGATTCTCTGTCTCTTGGGACGTGAGCAAGATGGGGTGGCTGTATAAGTACCTCTGCTCCAAATACGGTGTGACTCCCGACCCGCAAGTTCTTGCGGCCTTGGGTATGAGTGTGATTATCGACCAAACAAAGAAATGGTAAGATGTACTATGCGCCGCATAAACTCTATAAGAAAGTAGAGATGGAAGTGAGGGATAGCCTTAATAGGATTACCTCCTCTTCCGAAGAATGGCAATATGTATGTGACTGCCGTTGTGACGATAACACCACTCAGAAATTCGAGGACGAGAACGGACGGGTATATATTCCCAAATACAAGATTGTCTGCGAGCGTGCTGATATCAAAGCGGGGGATTACGTACAATGCTTGGTCGGCGATACCGAAGAGGTGCGCGGCGAGGGTAGGGTATTCAATGCTCCGAAATGTAATTACCTAAACTATATGGTCGCCTATGTCTGAACTAGAGAACGAGATTGAGAAGTTCTTTGCTGATGCAAAACGCGAGGTGAAGGATTATCTCGAGGACTTAGGGCAGAGAGCTGAAGAGGCCAATATCAGAGAGGGTGACTATCAGAACCGAACGGGTTATCTCAGACGTTCTAACTACCATGAGGCAGATGAGGACGGGCTGACGCTTGGGAATAGCGCGGGTTATGCTAGTGAGG